GGTGGAACTCAAACGGCTTAAACAGCTCGCGCTTTCGTTCCATCAGCTCTGGCGAGAAGTCGTTGCAGTAGTATTGGGCGGTCTTCGTTGTCCGAGTTTTGATGTCGTAGAACTCTACGTCAAAAAATGGGTCATCAAGAATCAGATTACAGAGTGCTGCCACCCGATCAGACGTGAGCTTACCACCTATTTGCAGTTCTAGTTTTGGGTACACACCGATCCTGGTAGCGCAAACCACGCCTTCCATGTTGCGGTCAGCATCTTTCCAAAGATGAGCATAAGTTACCTTATATTGAGTGAGTCCAGGGACACTCTGACCCTTCACTTTGAGCAGTGATCCACTTATTGCCATTATGGGTACCTCCGTAGGCAAATGCGGCGCCGAAGCGGTAACAAAAACGACTCCGTAAGGAGTCGCGATTGATTACCTTAATTATACCATAGCCGTGTTAAAATAGACTAAATGGGCTTTGCTCTCTGCGAGTATCTGCGAGGAAAGCTCATTTTTTATACGCTAATGGCATTCGCGTTTCGCATAAACGAAGCGTCGTTGATTCCATCGATTACACGATCCAGTATCTTATCTTCGCCTATATTCACCGTCAGCGCGATCGGTTGGTCGCCACCACCGGCTTTACTGATGGCGCTTGCCAGCTCGTTAATCCAGCCGGTGTTGTTTTCTAGTGGCACAACTGCCTCGCGACCATTTTCACCGATCATGGCGATAGTTGCTCTATCTACCACGCCACCTTTCGCCAACTTCGGTATTTTCGGTATATCAATGCCTTTGCCACCCACCACTGGTACCCAATCAGGGATCTTAATACAGTTCAGCCCTGCGATAAACCCATTGATAACATCAATGATCAGGTTTATCGGAGCTTTTAAGATGGCAACCAGCCCATCAATAATGTTCCTAAATATCTGTTTTACGCCGTCCCAGGCCTTGCCCCAGTTGCCAGTAAATATACCAGTGATGAAGTCCAGCAACCCTCCGAGTATGCCAAAGATTGCACCCACCACGTCACCGATTACTTTGACGACAGTGTTGAATACGCCACCGATAAACTCTCCAATGAACGCAAAGGCCGGTTTTAGCTTCTCCATCAAGAACTTCACGATCGGCGCAATAAAGTTGTTGTAAATAGCCGTCACCGCCTCCACTAGCTTCGCCACGAACTCGAATACCTTGTCGATCATCGGCTTCAAGCTGGTTTCCCAAGCATTCTTCATGCCCTCTAAGAATGGAATGAGCAGGGGCGCAAGGATGTTGTCCCAAAGCGACTGGAATAGCCCGATCGTCTTGGTCACGAACTCGCCAATCCCGCTCAATATGCTTTTGCCGTGCTTAGCCCAAGTGTTATTGATGCCGTCCCAAATCCCGCTCCAAATACTCGCCGCTAACTCTGCAAACGGTATGAGTGCATCGTTAATAATTGAATTGAATAATCCCGTCAGCCCATCTAAAATCTGTGGCGCCCACTCAGTAATCGCCAGCATGTAGTCCTCAAAGAAGTTGACGAAGAATCCGCTCATGGACTCCCAGCCGCTCTGAACGATCGGCATTACCTTGGCGAACATATCACCCAAGGTGGTCGCAACAGACGCTATCGAGTTGAATAATGACGTGCTAACGATAAACCAGCCGTCAGTTATGGCTTGGCCGCTTCGCTTCCACATATCTACCATTTGCTGCGAGAAGGTCGCCCACGCGCCCACAATCGCCGTGATAATAGGATCAGCAATCGACCACATACCTACAAGCATATTGGAGATACTGTCGGCAAGTCCGGCGCCATATTTAGCCGCCGACTTAGTTAAGCTTTCCCACACCCCAGTAAAGAGCGTGACAACATTCTTGCCAATTTTCTGCACGTTTGGCGTGATCTTTCGCAAGGTCGCATTGACTGCGCTGACGAACTTCTGCACCGGCTCCGAATCCCACACATCTTTTAAGAAGTCGCCAATTTTGCCGAAGGTTGATTTGATCTTGTTATAGATCTCGTCAATCATGGTGTTTACATAATCTTTGTAAGGATCGTAGTTCGGCAGCTCGAAGTCAAATCCACCGCCGCCAGCTCCGCCACTACCGCCGCCGCTAGTATCAACCGGTTCTTTCAGCACGTTCATCTCGTCGAAGCCAGCCAACTGCTTTTGGAGTTTCTTGGCGGCCTTTGTCGCACCATTTAGCCCATCTTCAATATCTCCCACACCACCAGCCACACCGGACGCCTCTTTACTGGCTCCCTTAAACATATCTTTGAGCGGCGTGATGCCAAATAGTTTCAATATCGCATTCGCTAGGTCAGTCAAAACCTTAACGACAGCGTTGATCACCGGCAATATGGCATTTAGCACCGGAATAAAGATGTTGCCGATGGTGTAGCTAAGAGTGTAGAAGTTTTCTTTGAGCATATTAAGCTGGGCGCTTGGCGTTATTATAGTCTGACCGAGATAACCATGCGCATCGCCAGTCTGCTTTAAGATTGCGATATACCTCGCCATCAACTTCTGCTGTTCGGTCAGTTGCGCGCCTTGCTGGGCGATTCCGGCATTATAAGCTGTCTGTTTGACGGTGCTTTCATCTAGTAGAATACCGATTGATCGCAAAGGTACAATTTGGCCAGTTAATCCGCTCTGGATCTTAGTAAACGCTTCATCGGGAGATAAACCATAGAATTGCGCCATATCTTGCGCAAGTAGGCTCATGGATTTACCCATCGTGAGGGCATTATTGCTAGTCAGCCCCATAGACTTACCCATAGAACTCAGCGCGGCTATATTGGATCTCATCCAAGACCGCGAAATCCCAAGACTGTTTTTGAGTTGTTCCGTCCACTCAATAACAGCGTCGGCATTTTCGTGCATCGTATTCTTAAACATCGACGTCGTGTCGATATACCTCATGGCGTCTTTGGTAGATTTGACGAAGAAGGCGCCGATTCCAGCACCAATCAGAGCTTTTTTAATGAAAGAAGCGTAGCCGGCGATGTTTTTGGACGCTTTGTTGGCTGTATTATCAAGGTCGCCGATCTTGTTTTTAACGTCCGCTATCTCTTTATTGAATTGAGAGGTTTGAGCGGTAATCAAAACTTGTAGTTCTTCAACTGTCATACCGGCCATTTAATCCTCCTTGATCCTGCCACCGGCGATAATAGTGTTTTTCATCATCATTCTCTCCATTTCATCGTCCGACATCACATTGTCGGTTTGGGGCGTTTCTTTGGTTAGAAACGGTATTCTTGGGTACCTCTTTGGCTGATTAAAGGCGAAGGCGATATAGTGTCCGAGAAAATGATTCAGTGTGTCCGTTTTCTCCATCTCTAATTTGGTTCGCCTCTTGTAGCCCTCTATGCACTTGCCATAGATCTTGGGCGTGATGTCCCAAAACTCCTTGTGAGAGAGGCGGAGGACGAAAGCGTCCGGTTCCAGCCCCTCCCATAACTCAGTAAAGTTCTTCGGTTCTATTCCGCCAGCGTATTCGCCGCCGCTTGAACCTTCTCGCGAAACTTCGCCACTTTCAGCTCCCGTGGTAAAAAACCTGAATCAACCAAAGCCTCTATTACCTGCAACATGATCTCGACTTTACCTTGCTCGCGGAATACCTGATCAACGAAGTCAAACAACTCATCGTCGCTTTTATCGATCAATAGCTTTCCGCCGTTTTCGTTTACCATTCCGACCCTTAGCAGCTCTATAAGAGAAGTAGTTTTCATATCGGCAACGATATTCTCGATGCTCATATTGAGGACTTTTTCAGCCTTCGCCACATCTCTTGCTCTAAATTGAATGTTCATATTTACCTCCGTTAGTTAATTTATGGTGCTGACGTATATTCGGGTGCGCCAGAAACCCGTAGTGATGCCGAGAAAGTTTCAAGTCCATCAACTGTGCGCTCGCCGTCATGGAAGGCGCTCACATACGCTTTCAGCTCCCATTTGGCACCGCGCGGACTCACAACCTCCCACTCACGCAGATCGCGACTGTTGGCCAGCGCGAGAAATACCGATAGCGTGACATCATTAGTGATATTTCCGGCAATATCGAACGATCCAGCGTCCTTAGTGCCAGCCATAAACTCCTTGAAGTCGCCCTCAGTGTCTAGCGTAGTAGTGTCGATTTCTTCGCTTTCCAAACCAATCTGTCCGATTGAGGTAAGGTTGGCGATCACAGTATCTTCTGTTTCGCTACCGTCTTTTTTCAGGATCAATTTTGACCCGATTGTTCTTGTACCTGCCATTTTATTCTCCTTATAGCTAAGTGTGATCTACCTCACCGTGTCGAATCGACAGTTGATGTGATAGAGTGCGCCGGCTGGTGCGGGAACATCAGCCGAGTAGGAAAGACGATAGCCAATGCTGCGCATTTTGGCCTCCACTTCACCGAGGATTCGGCTTGCAGTAGGGCTATCGTCCGCCCAAACGTCAACAGTGGCGGTGATGTCTTGTCTTCGGATTTCGTTGTCCAAGTTAAGATCCACGCTATTATTGCCGATCCGGAAGGTGATGGCTGGCACTTCATCTGCATTAAATACCGCCTGAGCGCCCTGCGAACAGTAGTAGTCGAGGGAGTTTAAGGCTTCATATATCTCAGATTTCGGTGTAAACATCACGATCCTTTCACTAATTTTTGGGCTGAATCAGCAAACAGCTTCTTGATATGCGATTCGTTACGTTTAAGCGCTGGGTGAAGATAGGGTTGAGCGACTTGGCCGGCTCTTTTGCCATATTTCAGGCCGAGTTTGCTCGCGGCCGGATGTCCAGAGCTTGCGCCCCTGACTCCGGTGCCGAACTCCACATAAGGTGCATATTCCGTTGCCGTAAACACGCGACCAATAGTGTCGTTGTCGTCTTGCTTCACTTCACCGTGAATTGAGCCTTTGAGGTTGCCGGTATCGACTGGCGCGTTGCTTTTGGCATCCGCTAGCACGATCCCCACAGCCTTACCCATCGTGGACTTGATCGAGTCAGCTTTTGCCATTGTGTCGAGCTTGCGGCTCAACTTATCTACTCCTACTAATTCGACTGCCATTTTCTACCTACTATCAAGAGGTGTGAGTCGAAGGGTAGCACTTCCGTCGCCACATATTTGTTACCTGCATACTGCAACAGATCGTCCACGATAACTTCCGTGGCCGGATCACAAGTAATAGCGATGTCGATGCGCTCCACTAAACCAAGCTCAACTTGAACTTCGCCTAGTGCGGTGAAACGTACGTTTCCTGTAAAGGTGCTTTTGGTGGTTGTGCCGGATTTGACTACTCCACCCTCGGAATCTGTCGTTTCCGTCTTAGCTAAAACCTCGACCATCTTGTCGTAGAACGCCTCGGCGATCTTGGTCTTGGCATCAGTCGGAAATAACATTGGCTTTCCTGTGAGGTGCTAGTAGCTTGGCAAAACCGCCAAACAATTCGCCATCTTCACTCGTCGCCATGTAATTCTTCACGGCTACTGAGTAAGTGATGGATTGGCCATTATCACTGATGGATCGGACAGAATTATCGTAGGATCCGTCGGCGGTGGCCGTAGTCTGGTTGAATATACCGCTCACAATTCGAGCAACTATCTTATTTAGGCGGGGATGTAGCTTCTTATCGTTGAGATAGAGCAGAACACGATCAACGACTTCCTCTGTGACATAAGTCAGCAAGGTGTCGTCATCGGCCGCTTTCTCGTTGATAATCCGCACATTCTCCTTGATAATTTCGATTTGATTTTGCATATAACCTCCAAACTACTCTTTGCCGTCTTTATCGTCGGCGTCTTTTGGAGCTTTCGTTACTTTCAGCTCCTTACCGTCCTTGTCGCAGGGAATGTAGGCTTTGTCGTGCTTTTCATACTGCTCGACGACCTCTTTATTCTCACTCGACAGAATTAGTCCGGTAGTAACTTGCTTGAAATACTTTGGCATATTCCTCCTTAAACTTAGTTTTGGTGCCGGTTAAGCCACCGGCGGGGCTTTGGTTAGGCCGCTAGGTTAGCAAACTTCACCAGATCAGGCGTGACCGCCTTGGTGCCGTAGCTATAAAACAACTCAACCGCGTGGGCGTTAGAAAGACCGATCTTCTCGTCTTGGTACTCATCAACGGTGACAGGCTGGGCGCCGGAGCCGTAGATGGTGACGATAATGTCTTTGGTTTGCCGGTGATTACTCAACACCTCAACGCCGTGGAAGTAGTGGAGAGTTTCCTCACCGCTCTTACCGTCGTTGACAGTATCGAGATAATTGCGTAGCTTACCAAAGAGATTCGGTTTCATGGTGATGACGATGTCAGCGCGATCCACACCATCGACCCAGTCGTTCTGAGTGGTTTCGATGCCTTGAATCAGCTTCTCGACGTTGTCTTGGATCGGATCGGAGCCGGACACACCGGTGACTTCCGTACCTTCCGCCACCAGCATTGCGAAGTAGTCGGTATCGAGGTTCGCGATCATGCGAGCGTCGTGGTTGACAGCGCGTCGTGCCATCAAGCTACCAACACCTTTAAGTTTCACGTCTTTGGCTTCTAGTTCCTCAACGATTTCTTTATCGGTATTGATGTTGACAGTGACTCGACCACTGTTCTGAATTGCTTGGCCTTTGCCAGCAGCTCGCGCCGTGCCGTATGCGGCCACAGCAGCGTTCTTAAAGCGGCTGATCTCAACGGAACCCGTGCTAGGGTCGCCAGAAAAGTTCTGGTTTTTGATCCGCATAGAAACAGCACTTTTCTGAATACTATCGATGACCTTGTCGTAGATTTCAGCTAACTGATCTTTGACGGTGCCGTCGAGAGTAATGTTTAGGGCATTTGTTCGTGCCATAATAACCTCCTATGGTTAGATGACTCGTGTGCCGCCTACTGCGGTACTACCAGTCTTGTCGTGGTCAGCACCTTTCACTTTGGGAGTTTTGCCGGCCAGTTTAGCTTCAATGCCTTCCTGTACCGCGTCGCTGAATGCCTTAGCTAGATTTTCGATATTCTCGTCCATCTTGTCTTTGTCATAATCTACGACCAGATTCACCAATTTTGTGCTGATGTTTTGCTCGGTGAGCTTCTCGATAGCGTCAGCGCGACGTTCACGAATGGTGATGTCCCGCTCACGGTCTGCCATCTCTTTCTCACGTTGCTTGGTTTCCTCAGATTTCCGCTCGCTCTCGGAGAGTTTGGCCTTGCGTTCCTGTTCGGCTAACGCATCTGCGATCGCCTTACTGGTGCGTTCTTCCGCTTGCTCGCGCTCACGTTTGACTCGCTCCTGAACCACTTTGTCCATGTCCTCCTGAGAAAACTTCTTGTCCTCAGATTCGCCGCCCGCTTTGCCTTGATCCGTGCCGTCGTCGTGCGTAC